GCCAAGTAAGGGCTTAGGTACAATAAAAATGGAACTTCCAAAAACAAGTCCCAAACCTAAACCAAAAATAGCCACAGCAATTTCGCTGCGCTTATTCATCTATAATCTCTCTTTCATCCCAAAAGGCTGATGTAAATTCATCAATAATAAATCGAACGTACTCTTCTGCAATATGCATTGTTTCGTCATTATATCGATGACCCGTTGAAATATATTTATCATGAAATTTTTCAGTTACCTCTTGAGTTATTCTTTCATACAGATCATCAATATTCACTTTAGACCGCCACGGTACTTCTTCTTCAACTTAGGTGCAACTCCAGCCTTAACCAAGGCCATGTATGCTTGACCGTATTTCATTTCTGCATTCATCCCCGGCTTATTGCCGACACACTTCTTCAATTCGTTTGATGCTGCAGTAAAGTTTCTTTTCAAACCTTCAATATCGTTTGACATTAATATTCCCTATCTAATGGTGTTGGGGCGGTAGCAATCGTACCGCAAAAAGTGCATTCCATTTCTAAAAGATATGCTGATATCTCATAATCATCAAAAGAGACTACAAGATTCCACATGTTTGATCCACAAATACATTCATGTGTAATTATTCCTGATAAATCAAATCTATCGTTCATTTAAATATCTAAATAGTTAAATGGACCACGGACACTTGTTGTAAATTCTTGTGCTGCTTCTAAAGCAATTCTTACACGATCCATTGGGTGCTGTCCTTTTGTGGAATATAAAGATCCAAAAGCCGCAGGTGCCCCTGAACCTATCGAATGATAGTTTGTTTCATCATAACCAACATTCCAATCACTCTCTACATAAAAGATTTTACCGTTATACCCAATAATCATGCAAGATTCTTTTTCTTCAAAATCATTCATAGCAAGAGTTATTCTTAATTCCGGTACAAATTTAGTGACCATATACTTAACAATATTTTTTTCTGTAACTTTAGGAGGCTTAAAGTAATGTTCAACTATTTGACCATACCTAAAACTATGAGAAAAACCAATCAAAAAGTCACCGCACTTAAATATCTTTGGCTCTTTTCTTAATGAAATTGCTTCCCCATCCACGGCTGCTGAATCAGCACCCATGTAAATTTTTCCATTATCTTCCAAAGCCACGATACAAGTCATTTAATTTGGTCCACCTAAATACATATTTTTATAATTAATAGAATTAATAACATCTTCTAACTGATTTGTATCAATAGTCGCTGTAATTACATTATTCATATTATTAACTTGACTATTTTGATAAATAATAAATGTTTTCTTCCAGATAGAATAAACCATTAAAAAAATCAAAGGGAGAAAAGGAAATTCTTTATTATAAATATAATAAACGACACCCGCTGTTCCAAGGACATATGCTAAAACATTAGCAACATAAACAGAATAGTATCCTAATTTATAAAAGAAATCAGCCATTACGCCTCTTTGGATTAGTGGAATGAATCTTTTCAATCGCAGTCATCCAAGTATCAACCCTAGTCTCAATATTATAATGTTCCATAACAGTATTATACCCTCTATCAGCCTGACGTTTTCTTTCGTCTGGATCAATTAATTTCTGGATAGCCTTCATCCAGTCCTTGGGTCGGGAAGCGACATTACCAGCACCCTGCTCAGAAAGCAATCTGTACTCATAAGTATCCGCTGCTACAAACGGAATACCACTAAAAGCATACTCTAGCCCTTTAAGATTGCTCTTGGCCTCGTTAAATGGCAAAGTATTTAGAGGAACTAAAGCGATATCCATTGGTAAAAGGATATTTCCATATTGCTGCGGTGAGGCTCCTGTAGTACCACTAAGTCTATCTGGATTAATTCCCGCAATCTCTGCAAACTCCTGTGGCTTGCTTGGATCTATACCAGCATGATGAAAACGCAAATCATACTTATCAAGTGTTGGTCCAAGCCAACCCTTCAAAGTTTCAATATCACCCGAACGCCAAATCATAATGCCAACCCATCCAACAGTTGGATGGTTACGAGCAGCATCATATCTTTTAACAAAATTTTTAGGATTAAGAGAATTTCTAACCAATTCACAATTAGAATTTGATTTAGAATAATAATCATAAAGAAACTTAGTGCTTGTAATCAAACCAGTGACATTACGATAAGTGCCAAGCATGTGATTACGATTCCATAAAGCGTCCTTATCAGGGTGAGTAGTCTGAAAAGCAATATTTGTTGTAGGAAGACCGTGAAACCAATCATCAATATCAATGATTACAGTTTGACCAAGTTTCTTAGCCTTTTCAATATACTCGTTGGCTTCATGCCACATCCATAATTTAAAAATAACAACATCTAAACCTCCAACAGCCTGCGGATCATTTTTAATTAACCCTCTATTATGGCTCGTCGTCCTTGATTGAGTTGGAACAACTGTAAAACCTTCCTTGTCATCCCAGCCAAATTCTCCAATGAAAACTTCCCAACCTTTTTCTACCATCTTTTCTGCAGGGCCAAAAAATCTAATCCATGTACAACCGCCGGGACTACTAGTAGCATAATCCCCCCAGTCTGCACTAAGCATTCCAACGCGCATTAGGAAAGACCTCCCGTTGCCACTTTAGCAGGCCAATGAACAGCAAGATTCTTTTCCAGAAGAATGTCATTAAGACATTGATCAGCAACAAAAACATCAGCAATCCAACGACCATACTTATCATAAATATTTTTTTGTGTCTTAATAGTTACCTGTTTCTGTGCCAGATAATCAATAACAAATTGCTTAGAAACCTGTCCTTCGGGAGTCGAAAGTTCTGGACAATTAATTCTTGCTAGACGAACTCGCTCTACCTTATAAACATAAAAACCTAAATCAATCATGACATCAATCGTGTCACCATCAATAATCTTTTCTACTGTTGCTTTATACTCGTACATAATTCTCCTATTTCAATAGAAGGTGGGGGATTTCTCCCCCACCTTTTTAGAAGCAGTTATATCGGGCACCTGCTGGTCCCCAATTGCTTCTTCCCTTTCCATTATTCCATACAATCCAAAAAGCGTGATCTTGATCAACGCGGCTCCAATGATTAATTGGAGTGTAAGCCAAATGCGACTTACCTAATTTTTTAGCCAAAATGGGCCTCCAAAATTTGATAAATTGATAAGCACCAGCACTGGACGAAATGTGACTGACAACACTATATTGACCTTCACTTTCCCTCTTTACAATGCATCTGCGAACCAATTCCCATTTAGGGTAATAATATTTACCCGTCCATGCAGAAGGCTTGATACCCTTAATGGGTCCAAGCGGTCTGATCATTTTGATTGTTGGTGTTTGTTTTACAGTTTTAACGGAACTGCCAGCCGATACTACTACATTACTTGCATTACTACTCTGGGCCATTGGTACCTGTACGACAAGTGCCGTAAGAAGGGCAATGGCGGGAGTAATAACTCGCATAAGTGGAGTCATTCATCCAGAATACTCCAATTATTATTATAAGTCAACCCTTTTAGGCTAATGTAGGTCTTAAAGTAGCAGTCAACTGCCAATTCCAGAACTGATGCTGATCAATGCGCTCTGCAATAAAATTAGCAACACCCTGCTCATTCTGAGTATCAGCGAGAACAAAAACTTTCTTCAACTGAGTTATAAGAACTGAATTAACAAGGATCAATTCGCCAAGCATTTGGACGGGAGAAAGATTAGGATCTTCATTAACCTCAAATGTAGCATTATTAGACCATGTGTTAAGACCAAACGGTGCATCCCCACCAAGTTTTCTAATATTCTCAGAAATAGTATCAAGCGAACCGTACACATCTTCATAAATTTCTAGAAAAAATGCGTGTAACTCTTTAAACAACATACCTTTAACATTCCAATGATAACCATGTGACTGAGCATACATCGCAACAACATTTGCTTGCAATAATTTTAGTTCATTAATTAATTCATCCATTATGAAACAACTTTAAACTTGTATTTTGTACCCAAAGCGGTAAGAGAAGACACGCCGGGAATACCGTTTGCCTGAGCGCCTGAATAACCTAAAGCCTTCTGCCAGTGAGCATATGCAGCGCGGGTGTTAGGTCCAAAGACCCCATCAATAGCACCACCATAATGCTTTTCTTTAGCAAGAGCCTTCTGAACAGTCACAACACTACCATTTGACTTACCCAAAACAAAATCTTTTACAGAAACTGATTTAACTGCAACAGGAACAGGTACAGGTGGTGTCGCTGGCTTTTTAACAACAACAGCAGGAACAGGCTTAACAACAGGATTAACAACTTTACCAACAATACTAAACGTGCCGTTAGAGTTAATATGAAGTTTCTTTTGAACATTAGCAAAATCTGCTTTAGTAGCATCCCTTCCCTGACTACCGGGACTAAACGATTGCACAGCCTCTAGATGCATTTCATCACAGAACTTGCCAACTTGCCAATCCCCGCCCCAGCCAAAAACTCGCTTACCGCTAGTTGTTGTGTACTTATTTAGTAAGGCGTGCATTGTGTTAATCTGTGTCTGTGTCATATGCCGTCTATGATCGGCAAGAAGCACATCATAGCGCATATCTGTCGCAACCGCCCCGGCGTGCTGAGAAAGACCTGCTCCTGTGCGTGCCTCTCGATATTCCCATCCATCTAATGGACCCTTATTAAGATCAATTACATGCTTATGAACTTCTGAAAGAAAAGCAGCAAACACTGGGGCTACCTCTTTACGCAATCTAACCTTCTTCTTGGTGCCGGGAATGGTAGTCCAAACAAGAACGCTCTGTTCTTTTGCTGTTTTAATACCGGGCCATCCACCCAATGTTGTTCCTGTCATCATAAACTCCTAGTTTGAATTAGTTCCAGCACTACGATTTCCGTAACCAGTGCTTTCCTTGCCGTCTTTTTGTGGCGGCGTATTATATGTAGAATTAAATCTAGCATCTTGATTTTGTGATCCTGCATCTAAACCCATTGTACCACCCTTTGCTGGAAAAAACACACCATCCCAGATAGAAACAGGTTCATAAACTTTATTAACTTCTTGTGGAGATTTCGCTGCCCGAACCTCATCACCCAAAATATCAGTCATAGGAGTAGTCAACCCATCCATATGTTCATGCGCTTCTTCTTCAGTCTTATGGCAACCCACAACTTGCCCAGTGCCATCTTTAAGAACAGCCCAACCGCCCTGACAATCACTCACATTATATTCTACATAAAAAGGTTCTGTAGAACTCCCACCAGTAAAATTCATTTTTTCCATTTTAATCCTAATAGTGTTTTATTTAATTATATCATCTTAAGAGTTGCGAGAGGCGCAAAATTCCACAGCACACCAGCATCAGAGGACTCCCCTGTCTGCTCCCGTGGATATTTCGGATACTGTAACTATATCCATCCCAAGGAATCATCTCTCGCAACTCCGTACGCCGGGTGAGAATCGAACTCACGATACACGGTATATAAGACCGCTTCCAAAACCGCTAGGATACCGGCGTGTACTATAATATTGTAAAATTATCTATGAATTCTTGTCCATCATCTTCACGAAAAGAATCCATAAATTCTTGCAAAATGTTTGGCATTTCTTTTTTTTCAGGGAATTGAATAACTCCACGATCTTTCTTCTCTTGCTCCCACCTTTGTAGATCTAAATCTTCGTAATCATAAGTTTTTATAAGAACTTCCTGATTAAGATCCGCAGGCGTTCTACTAACAGCATTATAAATAGCCCCACATGTAGCATCTGAAAGATCCTTACTCCCTTTTCGAGGGTGATCAATTTTATCTTTAACAATTCTGAGAGAAAGCAATTCATCTATAAGTAATTTAATATTAGGGCCATCGACTCTTTCTTCCATAATCGCCAAAGCCATATCTTCATAATGTTTTTTAGCAACAGAAAGAACCTCTGCATTCATCCCATAAGCCTTTAACTGCTGCATCATATCAAAAGAATTCCAGCGGTCAAAGGTCACCATTCCAACATTAAACCCTCTATGCTTAAGGGAAATAATATAATCTTTTACTTCAGTAAAATCAACAGTCTGAGTGCTTGTTGGTGTCCACCATCTTACAGCATCAACAACAATACTAGGTGCAGCCTCTTTTGTTTGATTACCAATTTTAATGTTTACCCAATTCTCAACATGCGCCATTGATACTGCACAATGGTCATGCTTTTGAGCAAGGTCAACGTGAACAAAGTATAATTTATCTTCTTGTGGTTGAAACCATTCTGCAAACCTGCCACCTTCATCAACTGCAATGTTATAATTCCTGAAGGCTCTTTCAATCTTTTCGCGTGACCTAAAAAATGCATCCACTGCTTCTGGAGGCATACAAGCAAATCTTGAAAGTGCATCTACAGGATCAGTATAAAAGTCTACTGCAAAATCGTCAATAGTTCTTGTTGGGTTAACATCCCATGTAGGTCTTTTTAAAGCAAAAACTTTAGGAACAGCATATGAAAGAATATGATCTTCTTCCCAATCAATATTAAATTCATTTTTCTCTGAACCATCTGGAAGATCGGGGTCTAACTTAAACCTATGAGTTCTAACAACAGTTTCTTTTTCAGCAACAACATCATCATACCTTTGTTGAATAAAATCTTTCTTATATCGGGGGAAGGATAGCAGGATTAACTTACCATAATCGGGGAACCGTGAATTTACTGAAGCCCTATACATTCGATAGATAGCCCCAGCAGTTTTTGCCTGCTCATGCCCACTAGTTGATTCTAAATCAAAACCGGAAATCTCGTCAAGGATGACTACGAGTACGTTGTACCCCTCCCATGATTCTCTTTGAGAGTGACCTGAGTGTACTGTAATTGCCTTATCAAATTTAACTTCTGAGGCCTTGTCATTATACTTTCCAGCAAACCAAGGTGATTTATCAATGCGTGTTTTAAAACCTTTAAAGAACACGTTGCTTGCCTGCTGAGAGTTGATAGCAATATTAATAATATCAATGCTATCACCTGGGGGCTTGCCATAATATGTAGCTGGATCTTTAAGGCATAATAGTAAATATACTATATAAGATACTGCAATGGTAGAACAGTAATCTTTGCCCGACCCTTTTCCTA